AGAAGAATTAGCATATTTATATGAAGATTTAGGATTGACTAAATTAGTAGAAAAATTATCAACTATAAAAACTGAAGATGAGCCAAAAAAAGAAAGTAAGAGGAACAGCAAAAACAAATCTTCAGACTCAAAAGAGTAATACTTTTGAATTTGGGGTTTTTAATTTATCAGTACCTCAGAACATTGAAGAACCTCAAGACATCTCTAAGATTAGGACTAAGTTTATACCCTTCGGTACTAATAACTTATTTCCTCAGTATTTAGCAGAGTTAGGGAGAAAGAGTAGTACCCATAGAAGTGTATTAGCTCAAAAGACTATCTTTACGAGTGGTGCTAAATTCGTTAGTAATAACGAAGATATTTCAGACTACATAAAAGATGTTAATGCTGATGGAGAGTCATTAAGAATGATTTTCAAGAAATTAGCATCAGATTATTATACATTTGGAAATGCTTACTTAGAGGGGGTTTTATATGATGGTGGAATGAATCTATATCATATAGATGCAACTACTGTTAGAATGTCTAAGAATAAGAAAGAAGCGTATGTACACCCTGATTGGGCTAAGTATAATACAATGAAAGATGATTTGAATATAATTCCTATCTACCCTGAAGTTAGAGGTAATAGATTTATACTTCAATTTAAAGATTACGAGCCTACATTCTCATTTTACGGATTACCAGACTATGTTGCTGCATTAGAGCATATAGCTGTTGATTATGAGATTGGAAAGTGGAATCACACAAAATTTAAAAATGGTTTTCAGCCATCTGCTATTGTTGAGATTAGTGGAGATATGGGAGAAGAAGAAGCAAAGAAATTAGTAACTGAAGCACAAAAGAAGTTTGTTGGAGAGGGTAATAATGGTAAGATTATGTTTATCGTTAAGAATGGAGATACTTCTCCTGCTAATGTTTCTATTATAAAAGATGACCAAGAAGGCAGTTGGATAGACTTACAGAGAATAACTGACCAAAACATTGTAACTGCTCATAGATGGCAACCATCACTAAGTGGATTAGTTTCTAGTGGTAAGATGAATAATACAGGTAGTGAGATTAGAATTGCTTATGATTTAGCAATGACTACTGTAATTAAAGATACTTCTGATTTACTGTTAGATGGAATTAAGAATGTAATGTACAGAGAGTTAGGGTTTTTACCTGAAGATTTAATGATTCACTATGAGCCACCAATTAGTTTTGCTACTCAGATTGAACCATCTAAAATACTTACTATTAACGAGCAAAGAAGATTATTAGATGAGGACTTACCAATGCTTGAAGAAGGTGATATGTTCTTAACAGATAGAGAGCAGATTATTGTAACTAGAGATGATGATGGTGATGGTGTTGGAGATGATACTACAGGGGACTTGACAGTAACTGAGAAGAATAATACAGACAACTAACTATGGCAAACGTAAATCAATACAAAACACTAGCAACAGCAGCAGAAGTTATAAGCAATAGTTTTACTAATGCTAATACTGACCCTGCTTTAATTTCTACTAACACTATATTGCTTTCTGAGTTAGCACATTTAAAGACTGCTATTGGAAAGAAGTTTTACGAGGAGTTAAAGACACAGAATAATGTTGGTGATTATCCAGCAACAGGAGGTCTTACACAAGCTAATCAAACTCTAATGGATGATTTCTTGGTTAGAACTCTATGTTGGTTTGCTAGATTTGAAGTTATTAGCGAGGTGCAAAGTAATAGTAGTAGTATGGGTATTGTGCATAATATTGATGAATTTGCTACTATAATTGACCCTTCTGAGTTAAATGTTTATAAGCAAGAAACATACAGAAAGTCTGAGATATACTTACAGGATATGCTAAGCTTTTTAAATGATAAAGATAATAGTGCTGACTATCCTACATACACTGCTAACAAGCCTTGTAATACAACTACATACAAGAATCACGGAATAATAATGTACGATAGCATATACTCAAGGTCTACAAGGAATTATAATAGTTGGAGGGACTTCTGTCCAGAATGTTAAAATAAATATATAAATGGCTGCAAACGAACATAAGAATTTAACTGATATAAATAGGCATAATCCTCTAGGGTTTGAAAATGCTACTAATGATACTGTACTGAGTAAAAGTTCAGGTTCTTCTGCTACTCAAACTGATGGCGACTTAGTTTGGGTTAATAAATCTCTTATGGGGGTTACTAATTACAATGTGCAGGGCTATATTGATTCAGCTTTAACTAACTATTCTTATGGTGAGGATATAGCTGATAACAAATCACCATTCCAAATGGATGTGGATTATGGCAGTAATATAGTATCATCAGGAAGTTTAAGTCCAACAAATTTCTTTAGAATTGGTCAGGCGTTTGTGATTCCTGCAATTTCTACAGTTACCTCTATTAGTGGATGGATGACTAGCAATAGAAATACAGTAGTAGTTATAGCTTTATGTAAGATAACACCAGTAGAAGGGGTTACAACTTCAGTTGTTCCTATTGTGATTGATGAAATTGAAGTAACTGGTCTTAATAGTAATGATAAGTTAGTTAGGATAAATGAAACATTAATAACTACAGCATCATTATCAGTAGGGGATATTATATTTCCAATGATAAAAGAAGTTGGAGGTTCTGGAGCTAAACTTTTTATGAACTTAACTATACAAACAAATACATTCTAATGACAACTAAAGAAGAATTGATTTCAATGAATAAGGACATCACAACAATGAATAGTAAGATAGATAATATAGGTGAAAAATTAGATATGCTAACTGAGAAGTTATTAAATCCAGATACAGGTGTTACAGCTAGAGTAAATAGAAACACAACAATGAGAAAGATTTTAGTTAAGGCAATGTGGGTTATCTACGGAGTAACAATAGCAGCAATGGTAAAAATATTTACAATATAATAATTTAAAAAATAAAAAAATGAGTACATTTGATACAGATAATACACTACTACTTGAAATGCTTGGGAAAGGTGGAGGTAATGAAGTTTTCACTACAGCAGCACAAACAGGCAAGGATTGGTATTGTATTCAGTTCCCAGTAGATTCAGTTATAGCATCTATTACTGCTGCTAATATGACTAATGAAGCTGCATTGGTAGGGTTAAACCTTCCTGCTGGAACAACATTATTTATGAGATTTACAGCTATACAACTTACTTCTGGTGTTGGGATTGGCTACAGAGAAACTGATGGTGATACTGCTTCATAATAAATAGTAAGATAACTTTTAAAAAAACATTCCAATGAAGGTACTTAGATTAGGTCAGTCTTTAAATACTATTAGTAATGGTATAATTCGTAATAAGAATTTTGAATTTACAGTTAATACTGCTACTGCAGGTTCTACGACTTCTACTCAATTTCAGTTACCTTTCGTTGGGAGTGGAGCTATATCTATGGATGTAGATTGGGGTGATGGAACTACAGACACTATTACCACTTACAACCAAGCTGAAACATTACACACTTACTCTGCATCAGGAATTTACAATATTAAAATATCTAATGAAGTAAGAGGTTGGAAGTTTAATGGTGCAGGAGATAAAGATAAAATTACTAATGTGAGTAATGTGGGTGAGTTTAATTTCACTGAAAATTACACTTTCTATAATTGTTCAAATATGACTTGGACTGCAATAGATGCTCCTACTATAAGTTTTAATTTTTTAGGACACGTATTCCGTGGTTGCACAAATTTTAATGGAGCTATAGGTAATTGGGATGTTAGTAGTGTTCTTTCATTTAGTCATATGCTTAGTGACACTTCTTTTGACCAAAATATAAGCTCTTGGAATATTAGAGGTGCTACTAATATAAGTTCTATTATGCAGAACGTAACACTATCAACAGCTAACTATGATGCTTTACTTTTAGGTTGGGAAGGTCAGACTGGGGTAGAGGAGGTTATTGAAGGAACATTCCCTAATGATTATACACCTGCTTATGGTAGTGGTGTTTGGCAGAACTCAGTAGACGGTAACACTTCTTGGACTATATCGGGAGGAAAAGCAAGTAAAACATCTGAAGCTGGTAATGCAGGATTAAGACAATATTATATATTTGAGGCGGGTAAAAGTTATAATCTATCATTTACTATTTCAAATAGAACTCAAGGAAGTATTACTGTATACAGAGGTCAAGGAACAGAAAGTTTTGGCAACAGTACTTCTAATGAAGTTGTTTCAAGAAATATAACTGCAAGTGGTGGTGATGGTGGTAATAATAATGCTAGTATGTTATTAATAAATGGTCAATCTGGTTTTGATGGAAGTATTAGTAATGTTACGATAAAACAAATACCACTTATAGGATTAACACCTAACTTTGGAAACAGTAAATACACTCTTGGAAGTGCGGCTGAAACTGCTAGAGATTCTTTAACAGCAGCAGCTCCTGATGGATTTGGATGGACTATAACAGATGGAGGAGGAGTAGTTGGTGATAATGCATTTACATTCTCAGTTGATACATCAATATCAGGCTCTACTACTTCAACTCAATTTCAACTACCATTAGTATCATCTGGAGCTATTGATATGTATGTAGATTGGGGAGATGGTTCAGCTATAGATAATATAACTACATACAATCAAGCAGAAACTTTACATACATATTCAACAAGTGGTGTATATACTATAAAGATTGGTCAAGAAGTAAGAGGATGGCGGTTTGATGATGGAGGGGATAAAGCTAAGATAACTAATGTTAGTAATTGTGGTGAGTTGAATATAACTAATGATAAATCTTTCAATGGTTGTTCTAATATGACTTGGACTGCAATAGATGCTCCTACTATAAGTTCAGGTACTTTACAGGGAACATTTAAGGAATGTACCCTTTTTAATGGTTATATAAATAATTGGGATGTCAGCTCCGTAAGTAATTTCGTAACTTTGTTTTCTAATTGCACATCATTCAATCAACCACTGAATAGTTGGAATACAAGTTCTGTAGTCGCTATGACTTATGTATTTAATGGCTGCACATCATTCAATCAGCCTTTAAATAATTGGAATACAAGTAGTGCTACAGATATTCAAGATATGTTTAGGGATTGTTCATCCTTCAATCAAGATTTAAATTCTTGGGATACAAGTAGTGTTGTTGTTATGAGTAATGTATTTAGAGAATGTACTATTTTTAATGGAAATATAACTTCTTGGAATACAAGCTCGGCTACAAGTATGGGCGCTATGTTCTATCAAGCATCTGCATTTAATCAAAATCTAAACTCTTGGGATGT